TGACAAGAAACTTGCTTCAGTCTATTCTGATATTGATAACTATGGTGGCGGAGAAGGTGTTCCTGTTGTTATGACAATCCAACAATCGGGTGGAATCAGGGGATTCAAGCGAGATGAAGCTGAAACAGTCCTTGGTAGAGGAGCATCGTTCCGTATTGTGAAAAATCACATGGATAAAGACGGAGTTGTTCACATAGAATTGTATGCAAAGAAAGGGAAGAAATAATGCCAGTACGACGCACAAAATCGGGCGGTTACAAGACATGGTGCTATTCAGAGGAGATTCTCTGGGAGTGTTGGAAATAAATGCAAAATTGGTATAAGCAAGGAGAAATTCATAATGGCTTGGATTACTACAAAAGATGGTCGTCATGTCAATACAGATTGGTTCTCTGAAGATCAAAGACAAAAGTATTCCCAGATTGAAGCCAATCAAGCTGAAGCAAATAGGCTCAATGGAAAACAAATTACTTCTGAAGACATTCAAAGAAAACTGATTGGATCTAACAGTTACACTAATTCTCCGGAGTATAAAGCTCTTCGTGAAAAAGCAAATACTCTAAACAAAACTATGCGAAAAGAGTCTGATCGTCGAAGAGAAATAGAAAAAGAACTTGAGCACGAATCTTCTCCCAAGCCAAGGTCTGAATATACTACAGAAGATGAGATCAATGTTCTTTTGGGCAAACACCCAACCAACTATACACAAACAGGTCTTCAGCTCAAACAAGAACAGGATAGAATCTTTGAGGATTATCATAAAAACGAAGAGGAATGGTCTTCTGTAACAGAAAAATTAAATAGCATGGATAGAGCTGAGAGCAGTTTACAGCGAAGTTTTTATTCACAACGTGCTCACCCAGATGTGACTAAAGCGTCACGAGAAGACTATGTAGGATTCAAGAAAAATGAGACTACAACACCTTATATAGATGATATGATCAAATCAGGGAGAGCTGACATTGTTGAAATGTCACCCAAAACTTATCTACAAGAGGTTGCTTATAACATATTTGATCAATCCACACTTGAAACCACTTTGCGTGGAACTTCTGTTGCCAATATCAATCGTTATATGGCACAGATGCGGTCAGGAACAAAATTCGATACACCTTATCTGAATTATAGGGATAATCAACAAGAAGGAAGACACAGAGCCATAGCTGCTGCGATGTTGGGAATAGACAAAATTCCTGTAGTTATTGTTCGTCGTTAAAATATTAAGGAGATAACAATATGTCTTTCTGGGGAACAATTGCATACAAATTAAAGGAGATGATGTCAAAGATGCTCGGAGCCAGAACTATTGAACAAAAACTTCATGTAGTACCCGCTGTATCTTCCCAAATGGAAGAAGCCATTGAGTTGTGGACCGATATGTACAAAAACAAAGCTCCTTGGTTACGAGAACCAACTTATGATGATCCCACAAGGATCGTATCTCTTGGTTTACCAGCAATGATTGCTAGTGAAAAAGCTCGTACAGCTTTGCTTGAATTTCAGAGTGAGATTACAACTCCTACAGAAGAGGTTGAGGTTGAGAACCCTGAATATCAAAAGGCTCAAGTTGAATCTCAAGCTATGGGGTTGGAGTATACAGTTACAGCTCAACCTCCTATGGTGAAAGAGGAAAGACCTACTGGTCCAACAGAACGTGCTGAATACCTTAATGAACAATACAAAAAGTTGAAAAAGAAATTGCGGAAATATGTAGAATATGGAATAGCCAAGGGCGGTCTTGTTATCAAGCCTTATGTTGTTATGAACAAAGATTCTGATGGAAAGACCACTGCCGAAATTGAATTCGACTACATTCAAGCAGATTCTTTTTATCCTCTTGCATTTGACAGTTCTGGGAATATTACAGAAGCTGCTTTTCTTCAGACAAAGGTTGAAAAGAGTGCTGTATATAGGAGACTTGAATATCATAAGTGGTATGGAAATGTGGTAGAAATAATGAACTCTGCCTTCAAATCTACCAATCTTCAGAATCAGGGTGACATGTCTGGAATTGACCTCGGTCAAGAAGTTCCTCTGACGGAAGTAAATGAGTGGAAAGACCTTCAGCCAAAAACTACCATTAAGAATGTGACAAGACCACTGTTTGCATATTTCAAAATGCCTCAAGCAAATACAGTGGACACCTCAAGTCCTTTGGGAGTGAGTGGATTCGGCAGGGCTGTACAGCTCATTAAAGATGCTGACATGCAGTATTCTCGTCTCCTGTGGGAGTATGAGGGCGGTGAACTGGCAATAGATATTGACCGAGATGCCATGAGTTTCAAAGAAGATTCAAAAGGGAATTTTCACACAGTTCCGAATCACTTACAACAGCGTCTGTATAGACCAGTTGACTTGGGTGAGAGTGATACATATCAACCTTATGCTCCGTCTCTTCGAGACTCAAGCTATCTTCAGGGTCTTAATGCTATCTTGATGCGAATTGAGGATGTAGTTGCTCTTTCTAGAGGAACACTATCTGATGCAGCTACTGAAGCAAGAACTGCTACAGAACTAAAGATTATGAAGCAGCGGAGCTATCAAGAAAATGCTGAAATTCAACAAGCTCTTGAAGATACTCTCAGAGATGTTGTATATATCATGAATGCTTATTGTGATCTGTACTCCATCACACCTTCTGGTGAGTATGATGTATCCTTTGATTGGGATGACAGCATTCTCACAGACATTGATCAGGAACTTGGAAAACGCATTACTCTCCTTCAGAATGGACTTTCCAGCAAACTTGAAACCAGGATGTGGTATTTTGGAGAAACTGAGAGACAGGCTCAAGATGCTCTCATTAAAATTGATGCGGAGAGTCAAAAAGCTATGGAAGATAATCTTATGGCAACTTCCAATTTCAGCGAGAAGAATAATACAACTTAAAGAAACACTGATAAGAATAAGGAGTGAGTCTTATGTTATCAGAAGATGCATTGAACAATTTAATACAGCCAATAATTGATAGACAAGAAAGTCTTAATGTGTATGTGCTTGAAAAAATTGCTCAACGCATTAAAGAGATTGGGAATTTGTCTGGGTCAGATTTGCACAAGCTCGAGAGAATGCTGAAATCTGGTGGAGATGTAAGAGCTATCAATAAGAAGCTTGCAGAACTTACAGGTCTGACCGAAAAGGATATAAAGACCTTAATCCACAAAGTAGCAAAAGACTCTTATCAAGACACGAAGCCTTTTTATGATTATAGGCATAAACCATTTATCCCTTTTGAACAAAACATAGAACTTCAGCGACGAGTTCAGGCAATTGAAGACATAACACTTGGAGCTTTTGAAAACCTATCAAACTCAATGGCTACTGGGTTTTTGATTAGAGACTTGAAACATCCAGGAGTTTTGAAGTTTCAAAACATTGGAGATGCCTATATCTCTATCATAGATGAGGCTATTCAAGCCTCACAAAATGGGTTGATAGATTATGGGACTTCCATGCGACGAACGATCAATCAGCTATCTTCCAGCGGAGTGAGAAAACTGAGCTGGGACACTGGGTATACACTCAGACTTGATTCTGCTGTGCATAGAAACGTACTCGATGGAATTAAGTCAATAAATCAAGAAGTGCAAAACATAACAGGAGCACAGTTTGAAGCTGACGGAAAAGAGATCACTGTACACAGATACCCTGCCCCAGATCATGAACCCATCCAGGGTCATCAATTTACAAATGAGGAATATGAAAAGCTACAGAGCAATCAAGATTTTGAGGATATCAGTGGAAAGAAGTTTGATGCAATTGAGAGAGCAATAGGCACATGGAATTGTCGTCACTTTGCTTATTCTATAATTGTGGGAATCTCCAAACCAATTTATACACCAGAGCAGCTTCAAAAGATAATTGAGCAAAATCATGAAGGATATACTCTTCCCAATGGGAAACATCTTACAATGTATGATTGTACACAAAAACAAAGACAGATGGAAACAAAAATTCGTACTGAGAAGGCAGCACAAATTGCATTTAGAGCTGCTGGAGATTTGGAAGAAGCCAAAAAACACCAGATAAAAATCAATCAGCAAATTCAAATGTATAGAGCTTTTTGTAGATCCTGTGGCTTGAGCATGAATACAGGATATCTGAGTGTGTCTGGCTATAAGAAAATGTCAATAAAGTAAAAATTTACTTTACTTTTGAGAACTATGGATATATTATAGTTATGGAAACAAGACTTAATTTATGGAGAAACAGTATGGAATCAGTCATTGTGGCTATAATCACAAGTGGGTTAACTCTAGTTGGGGTTATCATTACAAACAGCCAGCATAATAAACAGATTGAAAATAAACTAGTTACTGCTCAAGCAGTGACTGATACAAAACTTGAGAATCTGACTGCAGAAGTGAGAAAGCACAATGACTTTGGTTCTCGGATTCCTATTCTTGAAACAGAAATTCAAAATCTAAAAGAGGACGTCAGGAGGTTGAAGGAAGTATGAGCAATAAGGTATATGACACATTGAAGTTTGTTGCACAGGTTGTGCTTCCTGCTGCTGGAACTCTCTATTTCGCACTTGCAAAAATCTGGGGATTTCCCTGTGGAACAGAAATTGTTGGTACAATTACTGCAATAGACACATTTCTTGGTGCAGTTCTGGGTATCAGCACAAAAAATTACAATAAAGATAACAATTCTGTTGATACAGAGGCATAACACCTCTCTTATCATATGTTGCGAGTGACAACAGTTAAAAACACTCTCCATCAAGTGCAAACTGTAATGCACAATTAAAAATAACAGAGATAAAGATTGGAGGAACACAGAATCATGGCAAACATCAAGGATCTTTTCAACAAGGCTGAAAATGGAACACTCACATACGAGCAGTTTCAAGCAGCTGCAACTGCTGCCGGAGCCAAATTTACCGATTTGAGTGAAGGTCAATATGTATCGAAGAAGAAACATGAGGACGAACTCGGTGCCAAATCTAAAGAGATCGAGACACTGAATCAGACCATTTCTACAAGAGATACAGATCTTGCAGCACTTCAGAAGAAACTAGCAGAAGCTGGAACAGATGCAGAGAAACTCAATCAGCTGTCTGGAGAATTCACAACTCTTCAGAATAAGTATGATACAGATGTAAAGGCTTATCAAGATCAGCTGAAGCACCAGGCATATGAATTCGCTGTAAAAGAGTTTGCGGCTACCAAGAAATTCACAAGTCAGGCTGCTAGAAGAGATTTCACCCATGCAATGCTTGATAAAGAGCTGAAAATGGACAATGGAAAAATCCTCGGAGCAGAAGACTTTGTTGCAGCATATTCTGCTGATAATGCTGATGCCTTTGTTCAGGAGAACCAAGATGATAAGTCAGATTCGAATCAGAATAATGCACCACAGTTTGTGGACTCCACCCCAGGAGGAAATCCTCCGCAGGATAGCACTGGGGGATTTGCAGGAGCATTTCACTTTACTGGGGTGAGACCTATTCCAAAAAACTAATACTCTAAAGGAGGAAATCTAATGCCGCTTAACTACGCTACTCAATATTCTCAAGCACTTGCTCAGTCGTTCCCCTATGTACTGAATTTCGGTGCTCTGTACAGCACTCCCAACAACAACAGATATCGTTGGGTCAATGCCAAGACCATTGAGATTCCGAGCATCTCTACGACTGGTCGTGTAGACGCTGATCGTGATACTGTTGCAATGGCACAGCGGAATTATGATAATGCTTGGGAGCCAAAGACTCTGAGTCATGAAAGAAAGTGGTCTACTCTTGTACACCCGATGGACATTGATCAGACCAATATGGTAGCAACTATTGCAAATATCACTCAGGTGTTCAATGAAGAGCAGAAGTTCCCCGAGATGGACGCTTATACAGTGTCTAAGATTTACTCTGATTGGACTGCTACCAAGAATGCTCGTACAGATGCAGCACACAAGGCTAATACAGAGACGCTGACGACTGCAAATATCCTTTCGGTTTTCGATTCTCTTATGCTCGAGATGGACAATGCTATGGTTCCTGCGAACGGCAGAATCCTGTACATCACGTTTGAGGCACTCCGGCTTCTGAAGAACGCACAAATTGATGCGAACAATACGATCTCTCGTAATCTTGATGTAACTTCTGGACCGAATGCCATTGACCGCAGAGTGAACAGGCTTGATCAGGTGCAGATCATTGGTGTTCCTTCTACTCTTATGAAGACTGCCTATGACTTCACCAAAAGCTATAAGGCAGATGATTCTGCAGATCAGATTAATATGTTTCTTGTACATCCTCTGGCTGTAATCACTCCAGTCTCCTATACGTTCTCTCGTCTTGACGAGCCAAATGCACTCTCCGAGGGTAAATATGTCTACTATGAAGAGTCCTTTGAGGATGTGTTTATCCTCAATAAGAAGAGTGATGCAATTCAGTTTAACACAACCCCGAAGGCTGGAACTTGAGATTGAGTAACAGAGAGCTGAAGTGACAAGTTGAGAATGAGGGGCTTATCTACAAATTACAATTGCATTGTAAACGGTGGGTGGGCTCCTTATTTACATTAAGTACTAGCTGGAGGAAAGAATTGATGAATCAAGTGAAAGTACGAAGAGGAAATGTGATTCTTCGAATTTCAGAAGAACAGATTCCCGAGTACATGAACAAGGGTTATGACGTATTGAACAAGGATGGTTCTATCCTACAAAAGAGCATCCCCAACAATCTTCCTTATCTTCAAGAGGAATATGTAAAGCTACTGGATGAGAATAAGACCTTGAAAGAGGAGCTCTCTCAAAAAACTCCATCTGATGAAGACTCTGAGGATATTCAGAATATGGTAGAGCAGCTTCAAACAAAAAATGACAGACTCGTGTCCGCCAATAAAGATTTGAAGGAGCAACTCAAAAATCTGAAAAAGGAATTAAAAGATACAGAAAAGAAGCTTGCTGCATATGAGTGAGGAGTGAAATTGATATGTATCTGACATATGAGGAATACCAGAATATGGGTGGACCACTCACAGAAGCAGAATTTGAGAATTATGCTTTTGAGGCTCAAACTATAATTGACTGGTACACATTCAATCGTCTTAAAAAAGATACCACGTTTTCTGAGGATGTGAAGAGGTGTGTGTTTGCCCTTATAAAACTAGTGAAGCTCAAAGCAGATACAATGACTCTTGGAAGTCAGACAACTGTTTTATCTGATGGATCTACAGTTACAACACACGCAGCCATTGCTTCTCAATCAAATGATGGGGTGTCTATAAGCTATAATTCTATGGGAGCTTCCGAAATCTTTGATAGCCTAGCTGCATATAAGGCTGGCGGAGAAGTTGAGGCTACTGTTCAGAGGTATCTGAATAGCACACTCAATGAGGCTGGAAGAAAGCTCTTATACAGAGGGGTGTATCCCGATGAATGATTATCCGATCTGGTGGGACACGACAATAACCCTATACAACAAATATGAAGACCCTCTTACAAATGTAATTACATGGCATAAAACAGTGCTTCCCAATTGCTTTTGGAAGTATTCAGGGGATAAGGTGACTGTAGGAACAGTTGTTCTTGATTCTAAATCAGTTCTCTGTAGAATACCCAAG